CCAATTGTGATGTTCTTTACAGAATTAATTCGAAAAGAACGCCAGCCGTTGACCTCAGTGTCCCAGACAGACAGATTGTTATCGCTCATACTGTTCTCTTGAAGGAGAACCTTACCGTTATTAGTCGAAGCATTTGGCACATACTCGGGCAGCAGAGTACAACGCATCACTCGCTCAGATCCGTCAACCTTTGTGAAGGTGACCGAAACAACATTATTCTGCAAAACCTCGACCATGTTTTCTTTTGTAAAGAGCATATCATTCACCTCAAACTTGTTTGACAACATCATTAATGGTCTTCATCGGAAATTCCCAATTACCAAGAATTTGTTTGAACATCGTCTTGACTTCTTTCTTGGTGATTGCCTTATCCTTGACCATCATACCATTATACCCTGCTTTCGCCTGATTGTCAATAAAAAACTTCACATCACCAATATAAGCTGCCATGACCTCAGCAATACTCTTGTCATCCTTGAAGGTCAGAACATGATACTTGTAACCAAGATCACCTGGAGTAAAGGTTCGATCTTGGTACTTGTAGATCATTGTCTCTAGTTCTGTTATAATTTCGTTTTTTTCTGTCTTCTTGTTTAAAGCCCACAACGCTCCATCACAATCGTCTAGTTCGTTGGACATTATACGCTCCTGAAGTATTCGATGGTTTTATCCAATCCCTCCGACAGTGCAATCTTAGGTTCCCAATTCAGTTTGTCTTTTGCTAATGTAATATCTGGCTTGCGCTGCTGAGGGTCGTCTATTGTTCTTTCGACATATACCTTATAGCCTTTATTCAGTTTCTTAATAACAATGCTGGCTAATTCGTCAACAGTAAACTCACCTGGATTGCCAAGATTGATTGGTCCAGTTTCTGAAGAGAATGCAAAACGTACAATCCCTTCAATCAGATCATCAATGTATTGAAAACTTCTTGTTTGTGCTCCCATACCATGAATAGTCAAATCCGCATCTGCTAACGCAGAAACAATAAAATTACTTACAACACGACCATCGTCTTTTGCCATTCTTGGTCCATAAGTATTAAAGATACGGAAGATGCCAGTATTCACTTCATACTTACGACGATAGTCTGAAAATAACGTTTCTGCTCCACGCTTACCCTCATCATAGCAAGCACGTGGTCCTAGCGTATTCACATTCCCATAGTAAGACTCTGGCTGCGGATGAATCAATGGATCGCCATAGATCTCTGAAGTAGAAGCCTGAACAACTCTGGCTCCAGTTAGTCTTGCTAGATCAAGCACATTTTTAGCACCAAGAATGTTTGTCATGAATGTATAAACTGGATCACGCTGGTAATGTACTGGAGACGCAGGGCAGGCTAGATTGAAGATATAGTCAAGTTTAGATAGTCTAAATGTCTGGAAGAATTTATCATCTGAAACGTCAAGATGGTGAAAGGTGAATTGTTTATTTACAACACATTCAGCTAGATTCTTAAGGCTTCCAGTGTAAAGGTTATCAACACCAATAACTTTATATCCATCCTTTAGAAGTCGATCACATAGATGTGATCCAACAAATCCAGCAGCACCAGTCACTAAACATGTTTTCATATATTCACCTTATTCAATTGATCTATCATGTATCTTGCAATATACCAAGCATCAACAATATCAGTTGTTGGCGAACCCAACTTTGTTGTTGGGCTAATAATATTATGTAGGTCTATTTGCGTCTCAGCCACAAACGCTTCATACATCTTCTCTTTCGTTGCATTGCCCTTGCCTGTTGCAAACTTCTTGACAACAGTTGGTGGCACTGTAAAGAACTTGTATCCATTAATATATAGCAAATACTTGAGCAGACCACAGTTCTCAGCAAGATTAAAGACCCTACCCTTTGAACCGAAAGAGTAGTCCTCTATCATAACGTATGTTGCGTCTTTGTCAAAGTTTACAAGAAGTTCAAGCACCCAATTAGCAAGATTCTCATAACGCTCTTGGTCTGTCAGATAGTCGTCATGATAGTTGCCAAGAATATTTTCAAATTGGCCAACAACAGACTTACGATCATTAAGAAAGTAGAAATTGCTGTTGGCAAATGTTTTGTCTTTACTGACACAAATAGCAGGGCTGGTCAACGAATAGTCAATACCGATGACAGTAGTCATTAGTTGTACTTTTCGTCTGTTTCCTCATCACCATCTTCACCGAAATAATCTGATTCTATTTCTTCATTGAAGTCTAGTTCGTCGCTAGTGTTATCGAAAAAGTCGCCACAGAATGGGCAATGGCTTGGTGCGTAACTGACTTCTTCATTATCAAATGATAGTGCAAAGGCAGATCCACAGTTGTCGCATACTAGTTTTAGATCAGGCATTTTTATTTCCTTGTAATTGCAATAATCTTTTCAATTTGTTTATCAATAATTGGCACTCTATTCGGCCAGTTAATAATAGCTTTATCAGGGTTCTTCTTAAGATTATATAGTAAAGGAAGAATTAAACCTTCAACTTCTTTCAATGTCGCTTTATGCTTTTCTTCGATAGCTGAAATATATGCACTCTCAACAGCTTTTTCCTGAGCATCTAATAGTGAATCAATTTTTGTTTGCAATGCTGAAATCTGAGCATCATCTACTCGTTGTTTTGGTTGAACTGATACTGGTTCTTCATCAGAAAAACTGAAACCAAAATCGTATTCGTCAGCTGGTGAATTTGACATTTTAATTCCTTACCATACCCAGGAAACATAGCTATATCTAGTCCCCTTTGTTACTGTGTCGACTCTATGAGGATACATAAAGTTACTCGGGAATAACATAATAGAACCTGCTTTTAGATGGATTCTTTCTGATTCCCACATAATCAACTCGCCGCCCTCATAATCGTCGTTTAATGATCCAAGCACTGATACTGTCGGGATACCTTTTCTGTTCCCATCAAACATACTATGAATATGATCACAATGTAAAGCCATCTTTGTACCAGTATCATATTTATTAAATCTCACAGCAGAGTACCCGCTCCAACTCGAAGCCCATGGGAATGATAAATCTTTCAGGAGATATTGTTCAATAGCAAACCAGATTTTCTTATTAATTGCCGCGCCATTTTCTGTACTAGAATATGATACCGACAGATCATCGTCATAACTGATATAGTTGTTAGAAGCCACCTGATAGAATTCATGTTTTTGCCACGAATTAGTTTCAAGTTCTTTCACAACAGTTTTACATAAATCTTGATCTAAAAAGTTGTCATAAATCTTCACATAATCTTTTAATTGGGTTGGTATCATTTTGCCCAAACCTCTTCCCAGGTTCCTGTTAGTGCACCCTTGGCATAATCTGTTGCGCGATTCTCAAAGAAGTTGGTATGCGTAGGTGCATTGATCATTTCTTCGACCCATGGCAGTGGATTTTTCTTGACCTTAAAGATGCCCTTTAGACCTAGCGAGATCAAACGACGATCAGCAATGTAGCGAATGTATTGCTTGACTTCATCAGAGGTCAATCCCTTCATTGGTCCCATGCTGAACGAAAGATCAATGAACTTGTCTTCAAGCTGAACCATCTTCTCAGCAATGCTATAAATCTTGCCCTTGAGGTCGTCGTTCCAGATCTCACGGTTCTCGTCGATGTATGAACGGAACAACTTGATCATTGACTCACAGTGAATCGTCTCATCAACAATAGACCACGTGACGATCTGACCCATCCCTTTCATCATTCCATTGCGAGGGAAGTTCAGAAGCATGATGAAAGAACTGAACAGCTGTAGACCTTCTGTGAAGGCAGAGAACATGGCAATATTTTCAGCAATAGAAATATTACTTGATTCGTTTAGAACGTAGTCATGCTTGTCTTTCATCTCTTGATACTGAAGGAACTCATTGTATGTTGTTTCTGGCATGCCAAGAGTTTCAATCAGATGGCTATACGCTGCAATATGCAACGCTTCACGTGCAGCAAAGCCAAGCAACATCATGCGTACTTCTGGCTGAGGGAAGTTTGGAAGATAGTTCTTTACATATCCGCCAGCAACGTCAATATCACCTTGCGTGAAGAAGCGAAAGATGTTTGTCAAGAATGCTTTCTCTTCAGTCGTGAGTTTCTTCTTCCAGTCCTTGACGTCTTCAAGCATTGGAACTTCGCTGAATAACCAGTGACTCTGCTCGTGTTTCAGCCAAGCATTGTATGCAAAGGGGTAATTGAATGGTTTGTAGTATGCCCTTTCGTCGGTTAATTTCAAAGTCTTATTCGCCATATTTCTTACCCTTTAGGTACTCGATAAATTGTTTAGCTGAATTCTTCCAGGAAATATCTTTTACTGATTCATATGTAGTCTTTCTTGAAACCTTCATTGCTTTTAAGACAGCAGTCAAAAGATCCTCGTCAGTGTATCCATTTACACCGTTTTTAATTTGGTCGATTGCACCATCAACTGGATATGCTGCAACTGGAGTACCGCAAGCCATCGACTCAAGAACAACTATACCGTATGTATCAGTCTTACTTGGGAATACTAAACAGTCCGCGTCTCCATAGTGTCCTGCAAGTTCGGTTCCAAACTTATACCCAAGAAACTTTACATGTGGATATTTTTTCTCAAGTTTGCGCTTTATAGGTCCATCACCGATTACAACTTTTTGAGCATTAATATTTAGATTGCAAAATGCCTCTATATTTTTCTCTGTGCTAACTCTGCCGACATATAGAAGTACTGGTTGCATAGGTTCAATATTAGCCGACGTTGCTCTGAAAGTAAAATATTCATCGTATCCTTTACCTAACACTTTGCATTTCCAGTCAGGAAACTTATCAGCAACCGACTGAGAAGACATCATGACGACGTTTGAATCTTTGTGAAACCAGTCAAAATACCAGCGAGTCCATGAAACTGGAATATGAAACATCTCTTTAAAAAACTCAGGGAACTTTGTATGATACGCTGAAGTGTGGGTTTCGCCGAACATTCTTAAAACTCGCTTGGCTTGAAAGCCTAAAACACCTTCCGTTGCAACATGAAATTTCGCATCAGATAACCAATATGGCTTTAGAATTCGACTCATCTGTTTAAAAGAACAAAGAGAAATTGGAACGTCTTTATACAATGGATTGGGTAAAGTTTTAAACATTGAGGGATTAATTACTACAACATGATAGTTATCGAGATGTTTAATAATATTTTTGTATGTTGTTGCAACACCATTGACTTGGGGTTCCCAGGCATCGGTGATAATTACAATTATCTGCGGTTTAGCCATTCAATTATCTCCCACTTCCCATCATGATGTTCAACAAGAGCAGTACAACTCTCAACCCAATCGCCATCATTCATATATTCAATTCCATTAATTTTTTTGATTGCAGCTTGGTGAACATGTCCACAAATAATTCCATCAGCTTTCTTCTTTTGTACATACTCAGTCAAGATATTTTCAAAATCACCCAAGTATGATACTGCTTCTTTAGTCTTGTTCTTTAGATATGCACTCAGGCTCCAGTGCTTCATGCCAAAAAAATTACGAACTTTCTGAAGCATACTATTGACGTCCAGCAGTATATTATACGCTATATCACCAACATGGTAAAGAAATTTCAGCTTTGTTCTGAGAACATTATCAAATGCATCGCCATGCATAACAATATAAGTCTTGCCATTGACTGCTTGGTAACGATAGAGATTTGTCAACTCTACGTTGCCAAAGTGAACGTCAAACGGAATCAAACCGCGAAGAATCTCATCGTGATTACCAACAACATAAACAACATTGGTATCTCGCTTTGATGCAGTTAGGATTCTTCGAATCACGTTGGTGTGAGACTGTGGCCAATAGAATTTTCTTTGAAGTCTCCAACCATCAATAATGTCTCCAACAAGAAATAAATTCTCACTGTCGTTTTGCTTTAAAAATTCGCAAAGCTGATCAGCCTTACACCCTTTAGATCCAAGGTGTATGTCAGAGATGAATATTGACTTGTATTTTTTCATTCGTTAAGCCATGCCTCGAGTTCATTCTTTGCCATCATTCCAGACTTGCGCTTGATTTCGGTATTACCGTCAAGCATCACAAGAGTCGGTACTCCGCGAATGTTATAGTCGCGAACAATCTTCTCGTTCTCATCGATGTCAATTTCTGAAATCTGAACATCTGTTTGAACTTCTTTGAGTGTATTCGTCAGCATCTTACAAGGCTGACACCATGACGCGCTAAACTTTAATACTCTTTTATCCATTGAGACACCTATTACTTTTTACTTTTTAGATTAACATCGTAATCGTACTTATCGTCGTCAGAAAGAACCCATTTATTCTGATCTTCAACTGTCCAATTATGGGTATTTAAAAATCTTTGAATAACCATTTGTCCTGGTTTTGTTACATAAGAAGGATCATACAACTTGACT